GTAGCAGCGTTACCCGTGGTCGATCCAGATGTTCCAGAGACATTACCTGTTACGTTTCCTGTAACATTTCCTGTAACATTTCCTGTAACATCACCAACAAAACTTGTTGCAGTTAAAGCTCCTGAAGAAGAGTTGAAAGTAAGGTTTGTTCCTGTTTTAGGTGGTAAGTTTCCAGTTGCAGCCGTTGTAAACAGCACATTACAAGAAGTGTCAGACGACTCGTCAGCAACCGTTACATTTGTTGCGATTGCAGAAGTACCAGTAAAGTTTGTTGCAGATAAAATTTGAGTTCCGTTAGCTTTTAAAACTTTTCCTGATGCAAGATCAATATTTTCAGAACTTGTCCAAGAATCTGTTGAATCTACCCAATTCCATGTCTTGTCTGTAGCCCCACGTAATGTTAAGCCCCCACCATCGGCAGTGGTATCCGTTGGGGTTGAAACCTTACCAATTTCAATATTTTTATCAGTAACAGTAATTGTTGTACTAGAAACCGTAGTGGTCGTACCTTGAACTGTAAAATTACCAGAAACTGTTAAATTACCTGATATTGTACCGCCAGCCGCGGGTAACAAACCTAAATTTGCAGCCCCAATCTGACCAACCCCAGAAACATTTATATATGCGTTATTTGCAGCGTTACGAATTTTTAAAGTGTTGGTGTTTGTATCAGCAAAAAATTGAAAAGGATAAGTTGTAGATGGGGCAGAACTACCACTTTGATTCGTGGCACTTGCTTGCATTGCAGTATTAATAGCTTGCCTGACGGCAACACCCGTTCCGTTTTGTACTGATAAAGAATCTTGTGCCACAGCTAAAACTCGTTTACATACATACTATCGCAATCCTGTGGCTTGGTAAACAAAATTTCGATTCACAAAATTTCCTGAAGAATCTTTTACATCTGCGTTATATCCAGATTTTGTAATTGAAGATATTGCAATCGTATCTCCAGTTTGGATATTAAGAATATTCGCATTTACTATTGGCGTAAATCCACCGACACCACCTATGGTTGCACTTACTCCTGTAAAGAACTTATTAGGGAATGTAACTGCTTTTTGTGACGTTCCACTTGCAATCGGAGCCGTTGGGAATTGGGTAGAGGGTGTCATAAACATTCTAAAACCTAGTTCAGTAACACAAATATTAGATGTCGTATTAGATGAAGTCAGAACAGTTTTAAATTTAAATGCTCTTGCGCTTAATATTGTTGTTGTAAATTCTTGAAAAGCTGTAAATGTAGCTGAACCACTTGTAGGGTCGTCATCAGTAGTGCTTACAAAAACTTTTGCATCAACATCTGTAACAGCTGCGCCAGTCGTTACATTAAATCCAGTAAATGCAAATCTTCTTTCAAGCAAGATTGTATATTTATCTTCTAAATCAAGAGTGTTTGCAAATTCATACGTTCCACTTGATAGCACATTATTAGGAAAGTCCCAACTCACAAGATTATCAACATTAGAAACTGAATCCCATAAAATATCTCCTTTTAAAACAATTCCAGTTAAAGGTGTCGGGTAATTTGGTGGACTATATTTTTCTACATCTGTAAAAGTACCTTGAAATGTTGGATTATCAGTATCTTCTTTTCTATCAATGATAAGAATTTGGTTGCCAGAGCTAAGAGTAAAAGCAACACTAGCTGGTGTAGAACTTTGAACACCAAGGATATTTTCAAAAACCGCAAAATATTTTCCTGTTATTGCAGGTACATTTGCACTTGTAGCACTACCAACGACTGTTGTTAATGAAGCTGCTGTCGCAAAAGTAGCATTAGGATTTGCACTGTGTTTTATAACAACTTTTCCTCCTGTTAAAACATCACGAGATGTTGAAGCTGGCCAGTTTAAAACCGCTTGTGTTTGACTTATTTGATTAGCAGTAAGACTTTGTACATCATCAGGTGGATTTGTATTCTGTGAAATTGTATGTGTTTCAGAATAAGTAGGACTTCTACCACCTGTGAAATTAAATGCTGTTACCCTTACAGTTAAAGTTCCAACCCTTAAACTTTTAAGAGTCGCATTAGGTGACGTTGTTATTATTTGTTGGAAATTATCGTTATCAATTTTATATTCGACAAAATATTGCACTGTTCTAAGTCCATCGTGTGTCCAACTAATATCAGTACCAATAAGAACAGTTGCACCTGATTGATAATAAAAAGTGGTAAATGCAATATCAGTTACAGCATTAGGGGCTGCACCTATTGGATTAGGTGTAGGTGTAGTGACTATTGGAGAGTCAGCCCTTGCATAAATAGATCCATCATATTGAATTGCAGTAATAGAAAATGTTTGATCCTCTTCCTCAGTAACCCTTAAAATTCTAAACTTTTCTAATGTTATGTTATCTGTTTCTATTGCGTAAAAACCTCCAGAACTAGGGACTTGTGAAAAGTTAGAACTAACAGTAAATTTTTTCTTTGTCGTATCCTCTCCACCTGAAGCTGTAGTAGGTGATGCAATCGCAGAAACTGTTTTTTGTTGCAATAAACCATTGCTTAAAACAACTATGATTTTTGGGTTCTGTGCTAAAGTAATTGTTCCGATATCCTCTGTGCTATCAACAGTTATAGAATTTATCGTTGCTGCATGAATACGGCCACCTCTACGAGAAATTGTTTTAAGTGGGTCTGCAATAGATACAACCATACTTGGAGCAAGAATTACTCCCGCATCTTGTGATACAGAAAAACTTACAGTTTGTGTTAAATATCTTTCAGTCTCTAATATCCATCTGCCTAATCTTTGTGCTTGTCCTTGAGAATAACAACCAATACTTCTAACTTCTTTATGATTTACACCATATACTCTTACAGCGTCAGCATCCTCTACCCTTTCAAAAAGTACCTCACCTAACATATCGTAATTTTGGTAAGCCACAGTAACGCAAGTATGCCTTGATTTTAAAGAAGTGCCATTATATTCAAAAAAGCCATCAACAACCATACTTGGATTGATAACGTATGTAGAATCAGTTGGTTTATCCTGTTTTACAACAAAACTCCCCGCAGTAAAATATGCAAGTCCTCTAAAAACATTTGTAAGTTCTTTAATAACTGTAAAAACTTCTTTTCTAGTATTGAGAACACAATTTAGTGAAAACCTTGGCTCCTGTCCTCCTTTTCCATCACTTACCAACTCATTGCAATATTGGGAAATCGCAAAGAAATCAAATTTATCTAAATGAGAATCGGGTATCGAACATCCGTACCTAGTGTTTTTTAAAAGATCATACAAACACCATGCAGGGTCGTTAGTCCAAGTTGCAGCCCCTAATGTGCCATTAAATAAACCAGCATATGTGATACGGCCAAGATAAGTTGTCGTGTCAACAGAGGCATTATGAGGAATTTGGACTTTGATACCTCTTATTAAAAAGCGTCTTTCTGGTATATTATTGAAATTTTGTGCATTAAATTCTAAAAAATGTATGGCACTGTTGGGATATCTTAAAACTTCATCAATGATTGTTGTGAAACTTGTCCAATTCAAACTGTTCTGACGTTTTGCACTTGTCTCATCTGCGCTTGTTCTTGTAATCCTTATATCTACAGGGAATGATGCCCCTGCAAGCGAAACATTGTAAGTTCTTGAATATGGATTGCTTGTTTTTCCACTAATAGTTTCTTGAGAGTAAACAAAAAAACCACCGCTATTAAATTGCAAAGATATGTTGAAACTTACAGAATGTCCGACAATGTCACCATCACCTTCAATTATTTGCAAAGTAGGAATTTGTACAGTTACCGAAACTCTATCAATATCACTATTAGTTACTGTTCGTGTTATTGGACCTCCTGACTGCGTAACAGCAACACCAACAGCAGTAGTCGCTTCTAAAGTTCCAGATTCTATAAGAATTGCAGTTTGGTTTTGTGTTCCTAATCTGAAATCTCTAGCAAATCCCGAAAAATTACTTAATGAAGTTTTTTCTAGAAAAACATCTTCATATTGGTC